TGCGTGGTGAAATGTTCACGCAAATTGCATCCATGATCCTCAGCGCGGTCCTGATCCTCGGCCTCGTGCTGTTGCTCTCCTATGCGTGGTGAAATGTTCACGCAAATTGCATCCATGATCCTCAGCGCGGTCCTGATCCTCGGCCTCGTGCTGTTGCTCTCCTATGCGTGATGACGCCATGCCCGATTACTACATGTTCCAGCGCTTCGCCGACGGTTCCGTCGCCGTCCGCGCCGGGCGCTCGAAACCATGGACGGTGATCGAGGGCGTCGGCGGCAAGTCCCAACTGCGCCGCCGGCCCTCGATGGCGCCCGACTTCGCCGCGACGCAGAATCGGCTCATCCGCCCGATCCTCCCCCTGCTCCGCCCGTCCGGGCCCGTTCAACGCCGCGCCGCCGAGTAGGCAAATGTCTCGCCGCAAGCCCCGATACATGCCCGAACCCCGGTTCCTGACCGCCTACCAGCTGGCGGTCTACCTGGGACGGTCGGAGAGCTGGCTAGCCGGCAACCGGGCCCGTCTCGATCATCTCGGCTTCCCGCATGCCGATCCGTTCTTCGGCGGCACCGACAAATGTGCCGTCGACGCCTGGCTTGACAGGCGGGCCGGACTCCTGGAACCTTGGGACGATACCGAGCTCGACGACCGGATCGCCAACTTGTGAACCTCCGTGTCAGACACCTGATTTCCAAACCGAGCGGCTATTACTTCCAGGCCACCGCCGCCATGCGTGCCGCGGGCATCGCCTCGGAGCCCCTCGGCACCGACCTAGCCGCCGCCGCGGCCCGCGCCGATGAGCTCAATGCCGCCTGGGACGCCATCCGCGCCGGCGCCGCCACCGACGCCCCGGCACGCGGCACCGTCGCCCACCTGGTCGCCGAGCTCCGGCGGTCTAGCGAGTATGCCGATAAGAAGCCGCGCACCCTTGAAGAGCTCGAGTACGCCCTCGATGTCGTGGTGGCGGTGTTCGGCCCTACCCACGTCCGCGCCGTGCGCGCCTACCACTGCCGCGATTTCTACGACGCGCTGCGCCGCCAGGGCTCACTCCATCGCGCCGCCAAGATCATGAAATGGCTGCGCTACCTGTTCAACTTCGCCCTGCGCATGGAATACGGCCGGGTGCGATCCAATCCGGCCGCCGCCGTGCGCGTCCGCAAGCCGCCGCCGCGCCGTACCGTGTGGACGGAGGACCAGGTCGAGGCCGCCATCGCGCGCGGCAACCGCGACGGCCTCCCGGGCGCCGCCGTTGCCATCGCCATCGCCTACGACACGTCCTTGCGCGCCTGCGACGTCCGCGTCCTCACGTGCGGCCAGTTCGACGGCCGCAGCCTGTGGCTGGTCCAGGCCAAGACCGGGTTGCCCCAGCGCGTTCCCTTGTGGCCAGAGACGGTGCATGCCATCCGCGCCTATCGCGCCACCCTGGACGTCGGCGCCCACCCGGAGGCGCCGCTCATCATGACGCCGACGGGCCGGCCGTACAGCCCTCATCATCTGGCCCGCCACGTGCGCCAAGTCCTGCGCGGCGCCGGCATCCCGGACGACATCCGGTTCAGCGATCTGCGCCGCACGGCGTCCAAGGAACGCGCCGAGGCCGGGGCCTCGGCGGCGCAGCTCGCCGCCGCCACGGGACATTCCATCGCCCGCGGCGTCGAGATCCTCGACGTCTACAATCCGCCGTCCTACGCGCTGGCCAAGGGCGCCCAGGACAAGCGCCGGCGCCGCAAGAAACGGAACAGGACGGGCACGAAAGTTTGAAAGCCCCCGGCCCCCGAGTTTGAAAGCTCCACGCCCGCCCGACTAGCCCGTTGACATCATTGAGGAATATCCCGCACCCCGATCGCCTGCTCCCGGCCCCCGTAACCTGGGGGAAACGGCGGATTTCTGCGGGTTTTCAAACTTTTCCCGGCGCACGGACCCCGCGGAAACCGTGGATTTCCGGAAGGGAGTTTGAAAGGTCGGGGGAGGATCAGCCGGCAGGGATGCATCCCTCAGAACAGGCTCGCCTGCTTGACTAGGCCGTCGCCGGGCTGCGGACCGTCCGAGAAGATCAGCTCGCGGACGGTGGCGGCGCGGTCAACGCCGCCAATCGCATAGCGGGTTTTCACGTCCTCGACGTGGAAAGCGGCGAACGTCTCGCGGACCTGGGGCGTGTCGTTGAGGCTGAGCAGGAACCGCCCCTTGAGCTCCGCGAGCAAACCCGCCAGGCAGGCGAAGTCGGCCCGGGCGAACATCGCCTCCCCGTAGTCGTCCTCGCAGCCCCAATACGGGGGGTCGAGATAGAACAACGCGCCGGCGCGGTCGTAGCGCCGGATGAAGTCTTGGTAGGGGAGGCATTCGATGAAGACGCCGGCCATGCGCGCGTGGATCCGCTCGAGGAACCGGCGCTGGCGGACGATGTTGAAGTAGCTTGCGTGTGCCGTCGAAACGCCGAAGGTCTGGCCGGTCATCTTGCCCGCATAGGAGAGCCGCTGGAGATAGTAGAACCGGGCCGCGCGCTCGAGATCGGTGAGCGTATCCGGTTCGACCCGGAGCTGGCGCTCGAACTCGGTGCGCGATGCCACTTGCCAGCGCAGCATTTCACCGATCAGGGCATCCGGATGCCGTTGCAGCACCCGGAAGAACGTGGCGACGTCGCGGCAATAGTCGTTGATGACCTCGATGCGTGGCCGGATCCGACGGCGGAAGAACACGCCGCCCATGCCAAAAAAAGGCTCGGCGTAGAGGTCATGAGGGATAGCCTGGATGCGTTCGACTAGGCGTTTGGCGAGGTGCCGCTTGCCACCCTGCCATGGCGCCGGCGGCGACATCGGTTCGACCCGGGTTTGCATAGGAAGCACCAGCCTCGCTATCCAAGAAGGCGGCTTTGGCCGCGATTAAGCGCCGCTGGTGGCGATCTGCGGGGTGAGATAGCCCGTCCTACCCCAGCCGTCAGATCGCGCCACACGGGGCCAGATAGAATCGATCGTTACGGGGTGGGGAATCCTGGCCATTTTGCCGCCCATGTATGAACGTGATAATCCCCTATCGATCGAGCTTTACCGTCGCCTTGACGTAACGGCGGATGAAGTGGCCGAGGGCGGGCGTGGCGACCTTCGTCCGTGGATGGTGATAAAGCGTCGGGGCCCGGCCGTGGGCCCACGCGTGGACGGCCTGGACCGGTGAGGTCGCCGGCGGCACGTAAGTCACTAGGTCGAACCAGTTCTCATACCGGAACACCGGACACTTCAGGCGGTCCGTAAAGGCCCGGTTGCCGACCCGCGGGCACCCGTAGACATGGACCTCGCGCGGTGGGGCCATGACCGCCGCCATCACCGCGAGCGCTGCGCCCAGGCTGTGCCCCGTGTAGATCTTGGGATAGGCGAGGTTCTTGAGATCGGCGGCGATCTCGTCCCACACCTCGAGGAAGGCGCTGTAGAATCCCCGGTGCACCCGCCCGCCGCCGGGGAAGTCGGTCTTGATATAGCGCAGGTCGCGAAACAGGTCCCGGGGCTCCTCGGTCCCGCGAAAGGCGAGCACGACGTCGGCGTAATCGGTGGCCAGGATGGCCTGGGTGCCGCCGCGATCATACGCCCGCACCAGGTCGAAGCCGAGGGACAGCAATCCCGGACGCGGATTGTCATCATAGGCCAGCTCGGAGATTCGCGTGCACAGGTGGGCGGTGTTCATGGCCCTTCGACGATCAGAAGATCAGGGGGAGCTTGTCGGCCGGGATCAGGCGAATACAGGTGCTCGCCAGTTGTTCCAAGCGTAGAGATATCTCCGCTTGTGGACCCTGACTAAAGCGCTCCAACGTCCCGTAATAAATCAGGCCCTTGAATCCCTCCGGATCCTCGGCGCCGGCCTCCAACTGCGCTCGCAGGGTATCCAGGGCCAACACCGCCTCCGGACACTGCTTGGCAAGCTCCGCATCGGAGGTTGAAAGTCGGCCGGAAGCCGCCTCGCGCTCCACCCACGCCAGCGTGGTTGCGGCGTCTTTCACGGCTAGGCCGAGAACGGGCTTGGCGACCGTCGCGGCGACCTTCCCGGCAATTGTGGGGATGGTGCAGCCGGACAATAAAAAGGCCCCGAAAACCAGGGCCAGAATTCGAGTTTTCATCGCTTCACTCCTTAAAAAAGGGCGCTCTCGATGCCTGTTTTGATCGTCGCGCCGGTGTACGGCATGACGCCATTCTCGTGGTAGGTGATGGCCCTCACCAGAGCGGCCAAGACTCGGGGATCCTCAATGTCGATGATCTCCCCCTTGTTGACCTCAAGCATGGCGCGAACATGGTCGGCGTAGGCGTCGGTGTCGTTCTCGCTGGACGGTGCCCAACGTTCGACGACCTCCTGAACCGTATCAATCGGGCTGCCATCAGCGGCGCGGCGGTGCCGGCAGTAGGTGAGAAGAATTTTCGCGAGGGCCCGGACCCCATGGACGTGATCGACGAACTGACAGAAACGGGTCTCGACCTGGCCGTCGATTTCCTCGGGCGGGTAGACCTCGCCCCGCCAGTCATAGGCCGTCGTGTGTTCAATATTGCCAGGGTTTCGATTCCGAAGACCACGCGGTAACTTGTTTTTCGTCATGTCCTTGCCCTTTCGCTGCCGTTGCGCAGGTCGACCTTCGCTTCGATCCGGGTAAGGTGTTCGACCAGGCGCCGCTCCATGGCGGTCAACGCGGTGTTGGTGGCGTAGTCTTCGGCGACCTTCAATGAGAATTCGTTGATCCGCTTGTGCATGGCGGCGCGGGCTTTCGCGTTCACGGCAAAGAAAAGCCCGAGAACGGAGGCGAAGCCCCCGATCACCCACAACAACACTTCCACCGTCACCGGTTGTCCCATGTCAACCCCTCCCTTTGGCGGACGCCGGCAAAGCGGTGCCGGCCTTGGCGGCGGATCTTCCGGCCCGGGACAATCCCGGCCAGTATTCGCCACGCTTCGCCGGTTTCGATGACGCAAGTGACGCCGTTCGGCCTGGTCAGGATGATGGTGAAGGTGCCTGTCGGCGAGGCCAGAATCTCGATCACGGCCCCGTTGTTCGCCAGACCCATGGAGACGGGGATCTCGGAGTAGGTCTTTTCGAGGCTGGCGATGACCGCGCTACGTTCGCCGCACATCGTTTGCGCCTGCACCGGCGCGACCAAAAAAAACGCCGCCAGGAAGGCGGCGATCAGCGGAACGGCAAGGATGGGTCTCATGGCGTCCTCCTTGATATCAGGTGACGGCGAAAGGCTCCCATTAATCGCTGCCCGGTTTCTCCCCCCGCAGCCATTGGTAGGGGAGGCAGTTCATTTGAACACGCCGCCCTGAGGCGACCGCGGCGTAGGTGGTGGGAGCGCCGGGCTCGGTCATGGCATTTCCGCCACCTGCTGGGCTAGGCGTTGAAGCTCGCCGTCGCTCATGGCGTGGTATCCCCGGGCAATTTGGGTTAGGCTAGGCCGCTTCGGGCAATTGGCCGTGTGCCGCCGTTCGGCAAGGGGGCAACGCTCCGGTGCAACTTATCCACAGAAAATTTACCGAATCGTGCCCATGGGCACGCTTTGTCGGTGCCGCCAAGGCTCGACGCGGCCGCCACAGCGTCATTCTCGAGGCTAGATAGAGGCCCGTGCCGGGAAAGGAAGTCACGCCTTAATGACCGTCTGCATGCGGTCGCGCGGGCCGACGAATATGAACCCTTTGGCCATACCCTCGGCGAAGAATTCCTCGAATTCGAGATCGGGATGGCGTTCGCGGAACTCGCGCCAGGCGCGCCGCTGGCCGCGGCGCGGATCGCCATAGAAACAGTCCCAGTCGCCGAACACGATGATGGTGCAGGTTTGCAGGAAATCGACGATGAAGTTCAACACGTCGACGGTCGACACATAGAGGTCGCAATCGACATAGACGACCGCCGCCTTACGTGGCAACAGTTCGTCGCGTAACTCGGACGTGAGGCTGTGATCGTAGAACCCCTTGACCGTGATCAGGCGGTCAGACGGCATTCCCGCGCGGCGTACCTTTTCGCGGAAGGCTTCCTCCGAAGTCGCGCACTTGCGCGGCTCGAAGGCCTCCTGGCGGTCGATCTCGGCGATCTCGGGGAAGCCCTCGAACGAATCGAAGGCCACGTAGGTCCAGTCGAACAGGTAACGGCTGTGCTTGTAGGCTTGACGCATGGTGTTGGCCTCGTGGCAGCCGAATTCGAAGTAATAGCCCCGCATCGGCCGGTTGACGTGACAGAAATAGGCGATCCTGCGAAAAGTCCGGTCGCGCGCAGCCATCTGGAAATCGGTATAGGAGGCGATCCAGCGTGCCCGCGCCCGCGCGCGGGTGAACGGCACGAATCGTTCCAGCGCGCGCAACCGGCGCAGCGCCGGTTTCACGCCCTCTGGCATCGTCTCGTAGATCCCGCGCGCCAGCCCCATCGACCTCATGCTCCCCCGGGATGCCCCGACACCACCCCAGCCAGGAACGTTAGCACGAGTACTGGTCGCGGGCAAATCTGACCAGCCGCCGAGCCAAGCGTTGAAGATCGCCGCTCATAACTTTATTCGGGCCAGTGAGTGTCGCAACGGCGATCCCCAACAACATCTCGAGGGACGCGGCCCAGAGGGTGACGCCGCCGCCCGCGGCGGTCACGGCATAGGAACGGAGAGAACGGGGTTGGGTCACGGGGTTATGGTTTCCTCGGCGGCTGGTGGCTGGCGCCGGCCGGCCGGCACGTCAGCATCGACGACCACGCCTTTGGTGCGCAGCACTTCCCATATGTCCTCGACATTCATCGCCGGTAGAAGCACGGGGAGAGCCGGTGGTTTGATAAACAGCGTTCCGTTCCAGGTGTCCCCAGGGGCACCTGCTCCGGCATCAACCACAAAGTGGTCTGCTGGGACCGGCCACTCATCTTCCTTCCCCGTCCAATCATCTGGAAGGGAGACGATGTTGACCACCAAGTTGTCGCTGTCTCGGACGAGAGCTTTGCGTATCATGTCAACCTCGCTAAAACACTGTTACGATGCACTGCCCGTCGCCGCCCGCGCCGCTACTGCCAGTGTCGTCTGTGGCCCCACCACCACCTCCCGGCTGTATCCCGGCGGTTCCGCCGGCGGGGGCACCGGCTCCGCCGTCGCCACCGTTTTTGCTAATACCGCCGGATCCGCCGATCGCGTTTTCAGTCCCGCCGCCGCCGGCGCCGCCATAGAAAGCATTCCCGCCGTTCCCGTGGCTTCCAGAGCCACCCCCGCCACCGCCGGCACCGCCGAAGCCGCTTCTGCCACCGTTGTTTGCACCCGTAGCGCCACCGCCCGCACCGCCGTAGCCGTCCCGATGCTTACTGCCTATTGAACCCCCATTCGGGGCGCCGCCCTCGCCAATATTGTTCCCCTTGGACTGCGCGCCACCACCGCCGCCGCCCGCGCCGCCACCGCCACCGCCGCCGCCACCGCCGAAGGCGGTCAGGTGCACCCCGAACGTGGTGTCACCACCGTCGTTCCCGTTGTTGTTGAGAGTTGCCTGTGCCGCGCCACCGGCACCGACGGTGACGCTCTCGGTCGCGCCCAGAGCGGTGACAAGCATCCAGCGGGAGACGTACACGCCACCGCCACCCCCGCCGGCGTTGTTCTTGCCACCTGAACCGCCGCCGCTCCACATTTCGATGAAGGCAACCGTACCCGCCGCCGGCTTGTTCCAAGTGCCGGAGGCCGTAAAATTCTGGACATCTGTTCCCCCTCCTCCAGCTACTGAAGCGCCGTCCGCCTTGAAGTAAAGTACCTTGAACAACGTCGGCGTCTCAGCGTAGACGAAGGCGAAGTCGTCCGCCGCCGTGGTGATGTTGTTTCCGCCGGGAAGGTTGAGATTGGCTCCATTGGTCAAGGTCAGCACGGCGTCGAAGATTACCTTACGCCAAGCGCCCACTCGAGGAGCGGTTCCGAAGCTGGTAATCGTCGTCGTGCCGGTGATATGGACGGTGTTGCCGTCCGTTGCCCAGATGTCCGTAGTGGCAGCGCTGGCAACCGCCGAGCCCTCGCTTTCGTCAATGGCAAAGCCGCCTGTGTCGAGCGGCGCGCTCAACGGACTGCCGGCGGCCGCCAGGAATGCCCGCGCCGCCGCCGTGTCGGCGCCGAACGCGCGGAAGACTTCCTGCCACTGGGTGCCGACACGCCTGAGCAACAGCATCTTGTCGACGTCATCCAACGGGAAGTCGACGGCGTCGGCGAGTTTGACCTGGCCGGCGCCGGCCGTTAGGTGCTTGACCACCACGGTGCGCGCCGCGTTGGCGGCGTGGATCAACAGAAACCGGCCGTCGGCAAGATTGGCCTGGTCGATGAGGTCAAGATCGTCGGTCGCCCCGGCGGCCTCGGTGTCGATCGCGTGGACCGCGGTCGTCGGCGTCACCGCGCCGGCGGCGATGGTCAGCGTCGATTCGGCCTCACCGCCGAGAAGCTCGCGGATCACCGCGAGGATGTCGTCCTGGCCCTGCTTGGCCTCGGAATTGATGCGCGCCGGGTCGGTGAAGAAGCCGGCGATGGGAAGCGTCGTCATGGTCTAGAATCCTTGTACTGCGGCGTCGATTGTCCCGGAAACGCTCGCACCCGCCGCGTCAAGCGTTTCGACGAGCGGCCCCAGCGCCGGGTTCTTGTCGATGACGCGGACGGCGATGGCATCGCCGCCGTCGTCCTGGACGGCGATATCGCCGATGGCGGTGATCTGGCGGAATGTCCTGGTGATCGGCAGCCGCGCGCCGCCGGCGGCAATGGCAACGTCGTTCAGCCGTTCGATCGCGTCCGGCACGTCGAGCAGAATGTCGAAGCCGGAGATCACGCCCTGGATATTGCCGAGCAGGGTGGTGACGCGAAGATCGATCGGCCGCCGCGTCACCTCCAGCGAGCCCGGCCACGGCCTGAACGCCGGCGGGCCGCCGAGATAGGGATCGGTGCCGACCGGCAAATAAAGATCGGCGCCGATGGGCAGGTAGAGGATGCCGGCGCCGTCGCGCACCTCGACCGTGAAATCGTCGGCGGCGACGGTCAATCTCAGCGTCATCGTCGATGGCGCGTCGGGAAAATCTGGCGTGAACCTCGTGGTGTAGACCATCGAGGCGAAGGTGACCGGCAGATAGAGGGCGACGCCGTCCGGCAGATAGGGTGCGTTACCGTCGGGTAGGTAGGCGGTCGTGTCGCCGTCGGCCTCCAAATCGCCGCCGACCAGCGAGCCGCCGGTGACGGTGCCGGGAAACCCCTTGGCCTTCTTGTCTTCGGTGACGATGACATTGGCGACGATGGGGTCGCCGAGTCGTATCGTGGCGATGGCCGCGGCGGCGCTTTCGTTGCCCGCCGAGTCGACGGCCTTGACCATGATCGTCCTTGTGCCGGCCGGGAGCAGCGCCAGCATGAACTCCCTCGCGGTCAACAGGCCGTCGTGGGCCGGCGTCGCCGGGATCCATATCCGGTCGGTGCCGGCGTTGGTCTTCAGCCGGAAGCCGGCGAAGTCGACGGGCGGCGCGGGATAGCTCCAGATGGCCTTGCCCGCCTCGATGAACAGGTCTGGCACGTCGGGCGGCCGCGTCGAGGTGCCGATGACCGTGTGGGTAAAGATCGCCGTCCAATCGCCGGCCCGCTCTAAGGTCAGGAAGCGCAGGCGGAACTCGTAGGCCGCGCCGATATCAACCGGTTCCAACGCCACCTCGACGGCGTCGGCCGGCGCGAAAGCTGACGACCATGGCGTGGTCATCCCGGCCGGCCGGAACCGCGCCTCGATTTCGACGATTGCCACGGCGCGCGCCGACGCCGCGCCCAGGGAGACGACGATGCGCGGCTTGAAACTGCCATCGGCAAGGCGCGTCAATACGGTTTCGTCGGACTGGATGCCGATCACCCGTGGAACGCCGGGATCCGTGGGCGCCGTGATCTGGCTTTGGAACGCCGGGATCGTCCCCTGATCGGCCTGGTGGACCGCCGGCGCCGCGGCGACACAGCGCAGCCTCGCCGTCTCGTCCGCTCCCGGCTCGATGGCGCCGATGATCAGTTCGACCGATTCGGTCCCGGTCTCGCCGAACATCGCCAGGTCGTCGACGGCGGGGGCGCTGGCCAACGGCACGGGCGTCGTGAAGATCAGGGTATCGGTCTCGCTCGGCACCGTGTTCACCGCGTGCACGGAGGTTGTCATGTCGGAAGCGCGGAAGCGCACCGAGAAGGATTTGCCCGCCTCCATGGTGACCGTCTCGTCGAGAACGACGGCGGTGGCGTTGATGCCGTCGTCGACGATTTGCTTGACCCGGCCGGACGCCAGCCCGAACAGCGGCACGTCGTGGGTGAAGCGCACGAGGTCGCCGCGGGTGGCGACGATGTGCTCGATGTCTGTGCCGAAGCTGAATATCTCCGGCCTCAGCCTGGCGACGGCGATGTGGAAGCGGGCGTCCTTGAACACCTGGTCGGGATCGGTGATCCCCGGCAGTTCAAGTTCCTCGAACTTGGTAGCGTTGGTTTCGTCGAACCCGTCGTCGAAGACGATCCGCTCGTCCTGGCGCCAGTCCTTGTCGCGGTTGACGAACCTGACCCTGAAGCCGTGCGGCAGATCGACGAACACCTTCTCGCCGAGGAAGGCGAACGAATTGCGCGGCGTGAACTCCTGGATGGGAACCGTTTTCTCTTCATCGATGACGACCGTCCACTTGCCGTCGACGATCGCCTTGGCGGCCCGTCCGGCGGCGGCGATATCGTCCAACGTCTCCGCCACGGTCGAGGCGAAGTCGCGAACCATGTTGAATTCGCGGCCCGCGGCGACGTTTTTCTCGTGCCAGTCCTGCAAGCCGGCGAGATCGATGCGGGCGTCGGCGACCGGCCGCGCGTTGCCCGGCCCTTGCAAAACGTCGCGGTACAGCGAGGCCGGGTTGCTGGTCGGCCGTACTATCCAGGCCTGGGTGCCCGTGTTCCAGTCGGCAACGATCGATTCGACGATGCCGTTCAAGGTATCGACGACGCCGCTCAGCTGGTCGGTCGCCTTGATCCTGACCGCCGTCTTGGCCAGCCCGGCAAGCTTGATCGGGTCTTCGTCGGTGATCGTCCTCAAGGCCGTCCACACCACATCGTCAAACTCCTCGATGTCAAAGCCTCCATCGGATGGTGGAAAGGCGGGATCGGCTTTGAGGCGAACGTCGTATTGCCCTCTTTCGACGGTAAACCGCAGTCCGTCCCGAATGGCCGACGATTTCATAGCCATCGTTCTGATGGTGCCGGCGACGACCCATGCGTCGGCGCCCGCGACACTGAACTCGATTTCGACAATGCGCGTGAGCCGCGATAGGCTGCCGTCCGGGGCGATTTCGAACATGCCTTGCGGATAGACCACGTCGACCGAAATCTCGTCGGCGTTCGGCTGCGTCGTCCTGATGGCGAACTCCGAAGACAGTTTCACTTGAAGACCGTCCTCGAACACGTCTTGCGGGAACAGCGTCAGCGGCGGATCGCCGGGAAAACCCTGGACGGTCTCCACTTCAACGCCCTCGAACTCGCCGATTGGGGTCTCGCCGATCTTGAGATCGCTGATGGCCAGCGGTCCGTGCCCCCAAACCACCAGCACCCGCAGGAACTGGTCGGCGCCGACGATCTCGGTGAACGACAACGCACCCAGGGGCGGCACCATGCGGTGGCGGCCGAGCGGCCGCGGGATGACGCCGAACAGCCTGGGCGCGTTCCTGGCGCCCTCGATGAACAATGTCGGGCTGGCGCGGGCACCGGCGCCGCCGAGATCAGCTAGTTTGGGCCGCGCCGGCGGCGCGATTGCCGACACCAGCAACATCCCGGCAACGCCGATGATCGCCCTGCCAACGGCTAATTGGAACGCTGATAAAGGAATTCCGACCAATGCGGTTTTGAAGATCGTCGCAGAGAGTTGCGGCCCGAAATAGAACGAAGCGGCGATCACCGCGATGGTGAGGATCGTCCTCAACGGGTTCTTGCCGCCGCCGCCCGTTGGGACGACCCGCACGGTCACCCTGCGCCCCGCCTGCGGCCGCACGGCATGCCACTTATCCGGCGGGATATACCAATCGTCGATGAGAACGTGGGCGTGTTTGAGCAGGACCGGATCGGGCTGCACCGTCTCCAGTATCCCGGCAATCGTGGGCCCGGCGGCGACGGTCAGCAAACACCGCTCGCTCTTGAACGGATGGGGGCAGGCGACGATGGTGATCTCGCCGTTAGATGTTTTCATCGATCGATCCGTGCCGCCAGAAACCGAGGACGCGTTTGCTCCAATGAAGCCCATCGTAGCGCTCCAGAAAGGTGTCGATGTTTTCCTCGACGTGAAGCATGTACCCGCCGCCGGCGACCACGGCGACATGGGTGGGATGGCCGGCGATTCTGAGCATGATGCCGTCGCCGGGTTGCTCCTCGCCCTTGACGATAGGGCGCCAATCGGCGATCTCGCGACGTGTGCGGCGGATCACGGTCGCCCGGTTATCGTCGCCGCGCCAATCGAGGTCATCGTAGGATGGCACGTCGATATCGAATTCACGCCCAAGCACCAGCCGCAGGAGGCCCCAGCAATCGACGCCGTCCTCGCCCCGGCCGTGCTCGCGCCACCTCAGCCCGACATATTTTCCGGCCCACGGCGCGAGTTCCCGGCGCATGATGCTCAGGACAGGGCGGTAAAATCGGCGGGCGAGAAAATCGTCGCCGGGTACGGCTCGGCGACGAAGGATTCCAGGGTCAGGTCCCCTTCGACAACCAGTTCGTCGTAGCGGGTGTTGGTCAGCCTGAACTCGACGAAGCTGGCCTCGACCGTATCGGGATCGGCGGCCCTGACGATCTCCATGAGGACGGTCGGGGCGGAGCCGATCGAGCGAATGGCCTCGACGATCCGGCGGTCGACGTTGTCGATCGCCAGCCGCGCCCGTGGCGGCCGGTCGTGGCTGTCGTCGGGAAGGATCAAGGCAAACGGGAAGGCGATGAAAGTGTTTCCGCGGCTCACCGTATTCACTCCGTCCGAGGTGACGCGGATCGGCTGCG